GACAATCATCGTGTTGGCAGGAATCGTAAGTGCTTCAATGATATCGGCAGCAGCCAGTGCAGTACCTTTAGCGGTAACAGCAGCAGCAAAGTCGATTTCATTCTGAACGTAGTACGTGCTACGTCCACGAGCGCCAGGGTTACGGACGGCGGAAGCTAGTGAAGTAACGGTAGCCATTATCTATGTCCTCCCCTAAGCCGCAATGTTGTAATGGGCGCGAACGAGAGCTTCAGGACGAAGCACTTTACGGCCATACAAATGCATACCCCGAACGATGTCAGCAAAGCTGTCATTGTCGCGATACGTTTCAACCTTCTCAATCTGAGAAGCAGTAGCAACCGCCGAGTCATGACCAGCAACGATCGCACCATAGTGAGAAGCGGAACCGTTAGTATCAACGGTAGCCGGACCCGTACCTATGGAAGGAAGGTTGTTAGACATATAAACGCGGAAACCGCGAATCATACCGGAAATAAGCCGACCATTACGGAGAACGTCTCCCGCATTTTGACCACCGGCAAAATCGTTGCTCAGAAGCTTGCTGTTTTCGTCGTTTAGCTGTTCAGCAAAAACGGGGTCAACAACCAGCCAACGCCCATCACGATCTACATTCTGCTGATCGAGCAAACGAGCCATACGGTTAAGAACTCCAAGAGGAGTAGCTTCACCCGTCGAACCATCAGGATGAGTAGCGATGGAATCAGTAGAAGCACCACCCGAAACGAAGCTGTCACGAGCAACCAGCATAGAAGCCAGAAGACCGTTAGCAGCGACAGTAACAGGATCAGTACCAGCCTTGTCACCAGCAACCCGAACAGTGTTAGGGGAACCGTGCATGGCAGACTGTTTGAAGCCCGTCAAGTAGCCAAGAACATCTTGGTCATACTGATCACGAAGGCGGTAGCCAGCCCGATCAGAGGCAAGAGATTCAAAGTTTACGTGAGAATGAGCTTCTTCAATGTCATCAATCTTGAAAGCAAAATAATTTGCCTTGTCAATGACAAGAGTGAAATCTTCGTCATCGAGTTCCTGTGGCGTAACAACAGTTCCACGGGCATACTCTTTAACAGTGATCTCTGGTTCTTTGATGATACGAACAGTGTCACCAAAGTTAGCAATTTCACCAAAGTAGTCGCTATTGGTGATGTCTTCACAAATACTGGTCTTACGGAACGCATTCTGTACCTTCTTGCTATAAATAATTGGCGAGAAGTTACCGTTAGGAAGGTTACCGTAACCAGCAGCGGTAGAGAAAGCCATTGGTTTGCTCCTTTCAGGCTATGTTCTGCTAAAAGAACTAACAGTAGGCATTCAAGGCTGACTCGTTAGGGTATGGATAAACCGGCCTAAAGTGTACAGGTTGTTGAATTTCCGATATTGCTAGTGGGATATTTAGACGGTTGTCTATATCTATATATAGAGGCGTCTGGTATTATTGAGCATAAGTATAACATATTAATTTTTATTTGTCAAGTAAAAAGTTAAACTATCTTTACTATCGGGCAGCCCCAGAAAGATCATAGTCGAACTGACCGTTTCGTATAGAACTCATAATGTCTTCTTCAAATTTTTCATACTCATCAGGTCGAAGTTTCTTTACCTTGGATTCTGACCACTTACTTTTATTTTCAATAGACGGTTCCTCTGATCGACGCGGACGAGAAACATTTTTAGCAGCATCCTTTGCCGTAGGCTTTGGCGCACTCTCCATTTTATAGAGATCAATCGCCTTTGAAGCAGCAAGAAAGTCTGTTTCATTATCATAGAGAGATTGCTGTATCCACTTAGGTTGAATATTCACCCACTCATGAAAATCTTTGTTGTTACGAAGCTCATCGTAGTCTGGATGCAAGCTAGATAACTCCTGCTCTGCTTTATCCGTCTTAATCTTCTTTTGCATCTGATCTACGTAGGCAAGTTTTTCATCAACTTCTTTTCGAGCCTCGGTCACCTTCTTGGTTGCAATAGTTTCTACGATTTTTGCAACATCTGGGTATTTTTGCACCCAGTCGTCTAGCTCTTCATCGCTCTTAGGCAGCTTTACTTGTTTCTTTGTGACTGAATCTAGTTGTTCTTTAAGACGGGAGACTTCTTCCGTGTACTGAGAGTCCTTACTCTGCATATGGCGTCGAAGATCCCCGTAACGCTTCTTAAAAGTCTCCTCTTCAGGGGCTAGTTCTACTTCCTCTTCTTCTGTTACACCACCTCGTTGAGCTTCTAGTTCCTTAATCTCTTTTTCTTCGCTATCAATCCTCGAACTTTTATAATCCATAACCGCAATGTTAGACGTTTCCATTTTATTTTCTTTCTATAGGGGCCTCCGGTAGCTCTTTATTATAAAGAGGGCAGGGGGTAGCCCATCAATTAAATTTATACAACTCCCAAACCTTCAACGTATCTTTTATTCTTTGCAGCAGCCGTACTACTCATAATCCCTTGTCTGTATTCTTCAGGTGTTTGATCTCCTCGTGCGACTACATCTTCAAAAGTTTCACCAGCGTATTTATTTTTACCTCCTACACCTCCCGACGATATCACAGGCATAAATCTATTTACTGCATCAACGGAAGCGGGTGCATCTAAGTCCATATCATACTTACTTTTAACGTAGCGATTATGTTTATCCTCTGTGTTGCCTAGTAAATCAAATGCAGTTCTACCCGACTTACTTATAAGTTCCTCGCCGTTATTACTCGCTCGGCCATCAAAGTCAGCGGCAAAAATCTTTTTAAGTACATCTCTATTAGTCTGACCTTTCTGTATATCTGCGTCGGTAATGCCCTGCCTCTGTGCATTTTTGCCTTCCGCCAGTGCCGTTAAAAAGGAGATTGCCTTTTCGTTTTCACTAGGAAAATTGAACTTAGAAGTTCCTGAAAAGATGTTCGTATTGCCGTCTCTAAAGTTATTAATTACGGTAGCTATTTCACCGGAATCAAGCCCTTGCGTTGAGTTTAAGTAGTTAAATACGTCTTTGTTAGCCTTGAAAACTTGGTTACCCCCCTCTTCGTTATAACTGGTTACAGAACCTCTACCAAAATTTAGACTACTAGCTAACTCTTTTCGCCTCTTGTTTTCTGTTGCATCTACAGCGTAGGAGTCCTCATAAGATTTTGCCCAATCTTCTGGTGACTTTCCTCCGTAGGCAGGGTCTTGAAGCCGCGTTCCAAATACCTTAGCTTTATAATCTTCATAACTAGCCGGTGCGTAATTAACTCCAACTGATGTATCTTCATGCGCGTGTTCAGCATAATCGACAACCCCGAGATCGTCAACTACGGCACCGCCTTCATGGTAACCCATAAGGCCCCCACGAGACATAAGTCCTAGACCGGAGATATAAACTTTAGGGGGTGCTGTGCTACTACTTTTTACCTCGGGGGCTTCTACCTTTAAAATTATAGAATCATCTGGATTATCACCAGCGCCTGAAACTCCTGATGGCTCTCCTATATCTACACCTTTACCTCGTCCGCTAAAACCTTGAGCGTGATCTCCTTCATTAACTCCGGTATCAAATTTTCCTCCTGCTGCCCTCGCGTCTTTTTGAGCTTGTACCCCAGCATTGTGCGCTGCTACTAAAGCATCCACACGCACACCTATAAGACTCCGTGCAACATTTTCAACAACACTATTCATAAATTCGCTGCCCCCCGGTCCTGCCTCAGATGGATCGGCCATTCCGTGTACGCCAGAAAATCCTGGTCCGCCCTGGGTTTCCCCACCAGATTCATTTCGACTTTCATTTACTAAGCTAGCCTCAAATGCGGCGTGATCGGCATCAGTGGTATCTTCGCCTTTGCCCTTGCCCGTGTCGGTCGAGCCAGTATCAGCGTCTGTATTATCTGCATTTGGATCAGCAGCAGGATTGTCATCACCCGTTCCACCGCCAGTAAAGAAATGCATCGGACTCATCATGCCTTTAGGTTCAATAATAACCATAAGTTTCTTCTCACTTGTAACTTCAGGTTCTTGAATAAAATCCATTTCTGTATTGTCGTCTTCTGGATCTCCATTATGATCAACATTCTGGATTATACCAAGATCCGCCATCTGCTGAAGTTTGAAAAGAATACTTTTATGCATACCGACAATACGTTCAAGACCGATGTACCTAACTATATTTGCAGGAAGAACATACTCTCCTGTTGAAAGCATAGCAGGGACATCATCAGCTACCTCTTCCGGGGTTGCCCCAGGAGGAGGATCTGGAAGTTCTTTTTCTTCTTCTTCATCGTTATTATTTTTTACGAACTTAACCTGACGCTCTACCGGTCCTCCTTCAGCTAGATTCTGCTCAGTCATAGCTGACGACTCTTCGTAACCTTGATTAGAGACTTCATCTACTGCATCGCCCTGCTCAAAGAGACCTAGTAATATATCTCCTAAATATTCATCTTCAGTAGGATTTACGTAACCATCATCACTGTACTCAGGTGTAAGAGATAACTCATCTAGTTGTTCATTGGTTAATCCCAGTTCACCCTGCCTGTTAGAAAGTTCCTCTTTAGAATAATTCATATCTTTTATACGCTTTAGACGGGTAGCCTCTGTGCTTCGTTCTTGCTTTTCCGCACCCGTTAATAGACCTGCATCCAGTTCTTTAAACTCTGGAGAAGGTTGTTCTGGTTTTGATAAAGGGATAGTCTCGTTAAGCTGTTGTTGTTTTACAAGTTCCCCCGGTAAGTTACTACTATAATATCTATTAGGATCTTGTGGTACTGGAATAGAGCCTGGGGCAGTTTCAGAAGGAACAACATTATCCGGTGAGAACAGAGCCTCAGTTTGCACATCTGCTGGCGTAATATTATTACTTGCTTCAGTACGAGGACCCCCAAGAGTATCCGGGGGATTCCCTGTTCCTCCTTCCAGTACGTCGCCCTCAGTAGAAATATCTTCTACCAGCGTCCCTGCGGGAACAGAGGGACCTCCGAGAGATACTTCAGTGCCTGTAGCTACCCCAGAACTAGAAGCTACATGTAAAGCATTATCTTCATTACCCGCTGTAGTAAAATTATGATTCCCATAGCTAGCAGCTTTGGGTTGAGAAATATCCGTTTTTGCACCCTGTGTTCTAAAACCTGTAGAGTTCATCAAGCTAGTAATTTCAGAGGCTTGGAGTCCAGCCTTTTTAAGTTCATTTAGTAATGCTCTTGGATTCCTCGCTAATTCTATGGCTTTTGCGGCATTTTCTCTTGCTTCTGGTGAGATGTCTTTATTAACTGTACCCTCCCCTACAGGCTGGTACTGTTTTTTTCCCATTAAAATATCTTTTAAAGTAGAACCTTTAGCGTTAAATGTACCCGGACCTTTCTTATTATCAGCTAAAATAATAGCTTGTCGATTCAAGATAGTCAGGGCAACCAGGGCCATCCCGAGAGAACCTTCGCCCCTCGCTTCATAGTGTACGACACGATTGAATAGTTCTTCTTCAGACAGTTGTGAATTTACAGCCATAGTTAATCCCTTTTCGCCGCTGATTGTACTTCAGTTTTCATAGACATTAATTTGTTAAGAAACTGACAGGCACCTTGCGCCCTAAATATATCCATGTCATCATCGCATTGTTCTAGCAAACGATGTTGTTCTTTCTTTTTTTCTTCAATATAAAGATTCATCAACTCCTGAAAATCAGGTTGATTAACTAAAACAAGCAGATCTCTAGCCACTCTAACATCAAGCATTACCAGCACCACCAGCCTGTTGCAGCATAGCCATTAATTCAGGAGGTAGTTGTTGTTGGGGTTGAGCGCCGCCACCAGTAGGCGCTCCCTGCTCCCCCGGAACCGGTGCTTGACCAATACCAATGTTTCCGCCACCTGTACCCATCGGGTCTTGTCCGACAGCCGCTTGAGGGGGCGGTGCAGGAGGTTGAGGATTATCTTCCATAGCCTGTTTCTGCATCTGCTGTAAAATAAGCGCCTGACGAAAGGCTTCTTCTGGGTTGTTAGTAACTTTATCTACATCTAAATCCATTGTGTCCGCAATCTCCCGCATAATATAGGGAAACTTAGCAAAGGGAGCCAGCACAGGATTACTCGCAATTTGTAGAAAGCTAATAAGCCGCTGAGAACGAACCTCATTTTTCATGAAGCTCTCAGTACCTCTAGCCCTAATTTCAAGATCACCCTTGATTTCCGGGTCAAAGTCAAACTGCATATTCCACGCATAGAGAGCCTCTCCAAGGGGGCGAATAAGGTAGTCGTCTATATTCTTAACAACAGTACGAATAGAGTTACTAGCGGCTCCCATAAGCATCGAAATGCCCGATGCGGTACGCCCTGTTCCCTGTACACCTGTCTGTCCATACGAATACGATGGTAGACCCGATGATTCATCAGCTAACACGCGAGCCTTATCAAACAGCAGCATATTTTCAGATGATACATTAGGGAATTTAGTTCCGAAGATTGCTTGCCCCGGCGCACCTCCTTGGCGACGGAATACCTTACCCGGATATACATTTAGATCTTGTCCTGGTGCAAGATTAGTTTCGTCTACTTCTATAAGAAGATTACCAGACAATACAGCATTATCAACAGCCATACGCATAAAGCCGTTCATAAGAGTCTGCGTGTCATCCATGTTCTCGGCTAGGCCAATACCAAAGAAGCTGTACGGGTTAAGCTCATATGGAGAGGCAACGTAAGGAAGACGAGAAGGTGTGAAAGGATTGATAACCAGACGCAGTACGTAACCATTGCAGACCCAACAGTTAATCTGTAGATCTTCATCGTTCTTATAACTTTTAGGTATTTCAATATCCTGTGCTTCTGCTATCTTACGATCAATAGTACCCCAAAATTCTAGAACTTCAAAGCGTTCTACCCCGCTGTCTCCCGAAGTAGTATCTTCAGAACCAAAGCTAGATCCAACAATATTATCGTTAAGATCATCCTCCCACCACGACCTGTCGTAGTTTTCCCCTGATTTAATAGCTTCTTCTATTGACTTACCCCTGAAAAAGGGCCGTTTCTTTAAATCCCGGAGTTGTGGGCGGGTATACCGGTGCCTTTGAATAGTGTAGTTACAGTCATCCATGTTGTATGCGTCTGGGTCTGGGTAGAAATCCCAAACAGATACATGCTCTACTTTAGGAACAGTTTTAATAACAGGATCGTATTCACCATCCTCGGCCCAGTTAGCATATTCTTTATCGTAGGCAAACGGACCTTTCATAATACCGGTGCCGAAGAGTACCGCTTCAAAACAAGTATGACGAAGATGCTTAGTAGCAGCGGATTCTTCTAACTGATCTTTAATCTTCTTTTCCATTTTCTTCGCTGCTATTTGTGCAGGATGGAAGGTAACTGCTGACGGGGTAACACCCGGACCTTCTTCCAAGCCTTCAAGCTCTTCTAGGTCTTCTTTCATTGACCCGAGTCGTTCAGCTAATTTAGTAGAGGTATCTCCAGGTTGTAAATCCTTGCCGTCACCCGGATATCCGTAAAGACTTTCAATCTGTTTCTCTACAGTCTCTTCTGCTTCTATCTTTTTAGGGTCTACGCTTACAGTGTCCACAATTCCTTCCGGTAATGTGGTAGGCTCAACACTGAGAGGAAAACGATTTTGACTTAAAAGTACTTCAATTAACTGCCCATAGGATGCCAGAACTTTAGTCTTCGTAACCTTGATAAACACCCTTGATTTCTCAGCCTCGGTAAATCGAACATCTGGTCCATACAAACCACGATAATTACGATAAGCTCGTAACCACCTCTCCTCATCGGAGTAACGCCGATCTTTTGCGCGTGAATATCTCGACTCTACATAACTCACTAGACTCTGATAAGTCTCGTCGTTAGGACCAGCTTTATCGTCTAGTACCATAGTGCCTTTTTTCTTCGCCATTATTTAATATCCAAATACGTTATCGCTAGGCTTCCAACGATTCTTAGGAGCATTCTCGTAAGCCATCCTCCGGTTAGAAGGTCTTGACTGTATCATATATCGTAGCGCATCATACAAATGATCTTCAGCCTTAGTATCAACATCCTCTGGATTACGAGGGTCAACTGGAATAGCTGCTAGCTGACTAATTAAATTACGACAATTATCTAAAATCCTAATACCTGGTTCTTCTGTTTCGTCATTAATAGCTAATCTTTTATGTAACTCAATCTTACCGGCGACACGACTACCAGGGGATCTATCAGAAGGTCTAAACCTACACCCGGTTGCATTTATAGCTTCTGCAATAGAAGGGCCTGAGTCTCCTCGTTTAGCCCAGCACGAACTATCTAGAAGGGCATCTTGTATTCTACCATCCCCTTCTTCCGTATCCCTTATTAACTCACCTAATTTATCAGCGGTTAAACGATTAACATATAACTCTCTGTATATCCACAGCCCACCATCAAAGTCTACTGCACCCCATAGGATACCTGAATGTGCCGCGTAACCAAAGTCTGCTGATCTAATCTTTGTCCATCCGTTTGGTATCTCAAAAGAAGGAACGACATGAATTTCTTTATCAAAGTCTGGAAAGGCTCCATCGTCTATTGCATCCCAATCACCATATAAAAACTGCTTCCTTTTTACTTCTGGAAGAGAAGCCAACATTGAAACATAACTAGAATCTTGTGTTAAGTACGGATTATCCCATACAGAAGCTGCTATAAACTTTCGTGTTATTTCGCTTGAGAGTTTTCTGCCGTCAACTTCATACTCCACCTTTTCCACCACCCTCGTGTTAGGAGGCGCAGGGTCAATGAACATTTTCTTAACCCATGCAGAACCGATGTTACCAGGATTACCAGTAGCCCGCATATGTAAAGGTATACTCGTATCAGTGGTTCGTAAAGACGAGCGTAAAAAATGCCAGATATCAGGGCTAGAATATTGCGGCAACTCGTCCACGCCGATCCAGGAATACGATTGGCCCTGATATCGAAGTACGTCTTGTAAGTTTTCGCAGTATCCAAATTCAATTCTTGCTCCACTCGGAAAGTACCATGTGTTCTCTTGGCTCTTCCACTTTGCTCCCTTTACTGCTTTAGGGTAAATTTGTTGAGTCTGAAATATAACATCTCGTAACTCTGGCATTGATCGTCTAATAAGTAATGCACGATGAGCAGATTTTTCTACAGATCGTAACGGAGCAATTAATAGAGAAAAAGTTTTACCCCCTCCTCTAGCTCCTCCGTAAAATACTTCTCTTTCGTTAGAAGAAAGAAATTGAGTTTGTGGTCCTTCGTTAGGTCTAAAAGCTACTTCTTGTTTAGGACCGGGACTATCCGTAAATTCAATAACCTCGGATTCTTGTTCTGGTTTCTTTACTGCTTTTTGTAACTTACGTTCCGCGATACCATGTTTAATACGGCTTTGTCTCTCGCTATTTTTAAGATCCGCAACTTTTCGTTGTTCCTTACTAAGGCCACGCCTTCTGATTTTTCTACGTGCCTCAAGTTCTTCGGGAGACCATGCAAGTTTGTGGAGTCTGGTCGCAGATAACTTTCGTTTAGTGGCATTTTCTAACCACGCTGCTACCTTACGTACCGGTTGACTACCATCTCTAATTTGTTCTATAGCAGTTTCTAGTTTTTCTATAGTAGGTATATGAGGTACATATTCTTTGCCGGTGGTATCGTACCCATAAGGGACACGACCACGAGCAGGAATAGGATTACGATCTAGATGCTTTGCCTTATTCTGTGGCATACAATCTACGCATTAAACTACCACCCATATTTAATCCTGCAAAATCAGGATCTAGTTTTACATTTTTAGCCAATACAAGAGGACCAACTTGAATTACTTCATCTGCTGCTAACGCGGGTGTGTGTATTTTTTCCCCTTCCCTCACATAAAAATGTGTTTGTCTACGAGGATCAAAACCTATTTGAGTCCATTCAGGATCTTTATTTTTTATTACTTCTGTTGCACGTTGAATTATATTATCTTGATCTAAATCTTTAACATTACCTGAAATTATTGCGTAACCAATTTTTCCTTTTTCGTTTGCTGCTATTTTTTCTCCCGTGAGTGTAGATGCATTAAAGCTAACCTTACCTGTTTTTTCGTTGGGGGCATAATGCATTGCCTTACCATAGTGTGTTACTTGATTACTTTTACCTGCAACAACCCAAGTATCATACTCTCTATACGCAGGTATATCTAGTCTACCATTAAACTTGTCACCCACCTTTAAAGAAGATTTATTAACATTTAATTTATTTGTAACATCATCGGGAAGACCAAAAAAGAATCCTTCCGCCCTTTGCCCGTCCTTTAAAGCAAACACTACAGCTTTATCAGTAGGCGTTCTAGGCATTGTATCCCAAGGCGTTACTGATTTATGTTTATCTATTAAATCTAAATGGTCTTTACGATTCCAATTATCTTTATCGGCTAAAAATCTCTGGGCTGATTCTTCTAATTCATCTGTATGCACATCAGGATTAAAATGCGAAGTACCTAATTTTATCTCTTCTGCTCGCTCTTTCTTTACTACTTCTTTAATACTCTCTTGCCATTCTGTAGGAGTGTCGAATGAGTCCGCATTTTTAAACCGCTGTATATATCTACGAGCTTTATCACCAACCACAGGTACAGCGCCTAGCATAAGACCGGCCCCGCTTATTCCAAGATTAAGTAAGCTAGGATCTTCTTTGCTTAATTCTTGTTCTATATTGTATATATCTTTATATTCGCTAACCCCTGGAATAGCTTCTGCTGCTAGTTCTCTATTTTCTTTAGCTCCTCGTTCTCCAGGATTCCTTATACCCATGGGAGTATCCTGTAAATGGTCTCTTCCTGAGAGACTAAGATCACTCATCTGGGTATCTACACTCATTCTTCAGGATCATCTACATCTAAAGGAGGGAGTATAACAATAGCAGAAGGTGTTCCCTTATGTTCAACCTTCTCCGTTTTGACAATCCCAGCACGATCTAAGATTTCTTTAGCCGCTGCTAGTCGCTCACGGTTCCCAAGCGCACTGGGATCATCTAATACACCGGTCATAGATAACACTGCTTTAGGAGCGTTAGCCGCAAGCATGTGTTCTGCACGATCTATGATCTCATCTTTTAAACTACGAATAAGACGAGCAGGGAACTCATGTTTTGAGTACCCCGCCATATCCATCGCCTGACGAAAGTTTCCTTGCGCGTCACTAAACAAAGCGTTTAGAAACTTCTCCTGTTGTTCAGTCATAGTGATCCTTTAATAATAAGCGCCGCCCTTACTGGTGAACCCGCCCTTTTTCATTCCGTACTTAGTTTTAGCGGCACCAGCTTTACTGGCTTTCTTCTTCTTCTTTACAGGACCACCACGTCGGAGATTCTGTTCAGCAGCAGAGTCACTAATGTTTTCTTCTTTTGCCTTATCTCGTATCGAGACTTTATTCCTCAACGCATAATCATCTTGAGTAGAATCATCGGAAATAGGAGACTTGCCTTTTCGGTCAACTAGGCTGGCTTTTTTCTTAGTAGCCATACCCGGTTTGGGCTTACTGTTAGTTTTCCCGTAATCCCCTAGATCAGTTACAGTTCCAGGTTCTCCAATCTCTCCAGACAAAGACAGACCGAGATTATTCCTCGCTGGTGAAGACGTTTTATCGTCATCTCCTGACGCTGCTACTCCTGCAAGACCAGCAAGAGTTGCCGCACCCACCGTCTTTCTAGCAGTACCTTCCATTTTTAAAAGTTTGGCTTGGGGTTTACTTATAAACCTTCCACTTTTAGGGTCCATAAATCTACCTGTGGTTTTTAATTTTTTTGACATATTTGATGCCGGGTCTAATACGGATTTAAATTTATCTTTATATTTAACAATTGTTTTAGCTATGCTAGGTCCATATTTTTTTGTAACAGCTTTAGCTCCTTCAGTAGCTAATAGTCTAGCACCAGCCACACCCACACTTAAAGGTACAAGACCAAGAGCAAGATCACCAGTAGACAGCGCACGTTTACTAGATTCTCTTTGCGCCCTAGACATAGGTACGTCGTCTTCGAGCATACCCTCACCTTTTTCATACGCTTTACGTTGAGTTGGAGTTAGTGTCCTAGCCATATTAATTTTCCTTTTCTATGTCCGGTGTTTCTAACGTATGGCATTCGCAATGACATACATCGTGATCGCAACCGCATTCTATACAGGCGTCACACGGACAATCAGGGTTGCACACTGCGTTATCCATTACCCTATCCTCATTAAATCTGCCAATTCAGTAGCTCTACCCTTTACCTGCCTAGCCCATTTACTGTCTAACATCTCATGGGAAGCAGCGTCAAAGTCTCCTTCGTGTATCTC